CGTTTAGGCACAGTAGATGCCCAGTTACTACCAAATATTGATGAGTAGTCAGCATGAGTATCCCCATCACTGTGAGTATGTTGTATTTCATTAACTGCATCATAGCAGTTAGTTAGTTTAATTTCACCTGATTCAGGTATAGATGTATTATTTCCGGGAACTAAGCTACCGTTTCGATAGTACTCACTCAAAGCATGAGGAGCACTACCACCAAATTCATCAACTAAATCTTGTATTGAAATTTGTCCATTTGCAGGGCAAGGCATTATTTACCTCCTTTTAGTTTCTCTACCTCTACTTGTAACTCTTTTACGGCTTCTATTAATACAGAAGTTAAAGCATGATAGTTTACTGTCAGATGTTTTTCACCATTACTTAAGGCTGTTACTTCTTTTACAGCTTCTGGTAATACTTTTTGTACATCTTGAGCTATAACACCGGCACTTTTCTCTTTACTACGTTTCCATGTAAAGGTTACACCATTTAATGTGTTAAGCTTGTCTAATGCGTTAGGTACTAATTCAATATCTTCTTTTAGTTTAGCGTCAGATGATATAGTAGTTGACTGAGCTATAACGTCTCCATCTGCGTGGAAGTCACCGTCAGCTTCAAATCTAAATTCGTTATTACCATTTACATAGACATCCATTTGAGTGTCTGTGGTAAAAGTTATGTAATCTCCCGCATCTCTACCAATTTTAGAAGATGTATATATGTCACTACTATTGATTAAAGCTAGTACTTCAGCACCAGTCTGATCAGCGGTAGCTCCGTCTTCTACGTTAATCATAGTACGTATAGCACTTGGAGCTATCTCTTCTATGATACCGGCACCAGATGAGTCTCTACCTAATATTCTATCAGTAGCTGAAACATTCTGTATTTTCGCATAAGTAACTTGATCATCAGCTATATGTGCTGTATCAATACTTCCATCAGCGTAATGTTCACTATCTATACTGTCGTCAGCTATCTTTGCATTAGTTACTGCATCAGCTCCTAATTTAGCTGTAGTTACTGCTGCATCAGTTATTTCACTGGTAGCAATAGCTCCACTAGATGCAGCTGTAATTCTACCCTGTGCATCTACTGTAATATCCGTTGCTGTGTAACTACCAGCTGTGACTGCTGTATTAGCAAGCTTATCTGCTGTTACAGCATCATCAGCTATCTTAGCAGTTGCAATTCCTCCTGTGGCTAGGTTGTTTAGATCTTCACGTAATAAAGGTCTACCACCCGCCTGCGAGCCGTCATGTACAACAGCTGTATCTTTTGTTGTATCAATAGTAACTTCACCCTCGGCTCCGGTAAAGCTACCATGTTGCGTAGTCGTACCACGTCTTAGTTTTAATAATTTTGCCATTATGCAATTGTTCCAAAGTCGATTTGTAAGTTATCTCCGCTGACTGTTCCTACCTCTGTAAGGTTTTTATCATTACAGTCAAGATGATTCGCTAATGCAGGGTTTGCATCGTTTATTACTCCAGCAATACCGGGAGATATTCCTGTCCATCCAGATCCAGTATAAAAGTTTAGGGTGTTAGAGGTAGTGTTATACCAAAGATCCCCTGCTGAAGGTGAACTAGGAGTACCACTTTGGATTACATATTCGTCTGCATATCTATTAATATTTGATTCTGAACCGGCTACTGTATTTATATTTGTAGCGTTACCAGCGACTGCATTTATATTTGTTGAGTTACCAGCTACAGCAGTGATATTTGTTATACTGTCAGATACTGTCTTAAGAGGATCATCTTTAACAGTTATGGTATTACCCATACCACTATGGGCTGTACAATAATAAGCGAAAGATGTTGGCTGTGACTCAGGTATTTTAATTGCTATTTTTGCACCAGCTTGTCCCTGAGTGCCAGTAACAGTAACATTAGTACTATAAGCACTACCACCGCTTGAGAAACGGAATGGGTGTGTTGCGTTTGATGCGTCACTTAAGTCAAAAGTATATGTCCAACCCTTATATAGAGTTAATGCAGGCTTATCTTCACCATCAATAATAAACTTACCAGTAGCAGCTGTGACAGTAAATGTAATCTCATCTTCTAGTATATCTGCAACTAGATCAAGTGAACCATTAGAACTACCTGTAGTTGTAGAAGCCGTGATAAGACCTAGATCTTCACTGTATGTTATAGCTCCAGAAACGATAGCTACGTCATCAAGAACTGACTGGGATGGAGTAATAATTGACCATGCAGATCCGTTCCAAACACGTAAATCATCGTTACTATTGTTAAACCATAAGTCTCCATCTTGTAATGAACTACTATCAGCTCTTGCTGTAGGAGCACTTCCTGCTATTTGGTATATATCAGAAAAATTATTGATATCTGCTACGTTTGTTGCAGCAGTAGAAATTGCTGAAGCTATCCCTGCGACAGTTGTAACCTCTGTAGCTTTGGGTACAAGCCTGTGAAAGGTATAAGTATGTGTTGTACTGGTAGACTCTACCAAGAATCCGAAACCCGAAGGTATGGTAGAAGATACACCAGTAATAGTTACAGTGTTACCTGATCCTGCACCGTTCGCTATTGTAACAGTTGTTCCGCTAGGTGTTAGTGTAGCTGTTGTAGCCTGTATACTAAGTATAGCAGCCTGTCCAGTTGTACCTTGTGGATTAGTTGTGGGAAAGCTAGTCTGGTTTGTTATAGCTGTAAATCCACCAACATCATCAACTAGGTCTAAAATACGTGCGTTGATAGCAGATGTTGTTGCTATATAACTATCACTACTAGACCATGTAACTCCACTTGCTATTGTCTCTGAAGAGTCTTGCTTGAAGTATCTTGCATCAGATTCTGTTTCAGTGAAATATCTATTATCTAATTGACCGGCATTAAGCTCAGTCTCTGTATAGTATCTACCATCTAATGTACCTTCTGCTATCTTAGCATCCGTTACAGCATCATCTGCAAGCTTTGCTGTAGTTATCTGTGCATCCGCTAGGTGAGCTGTATCTATAGATCCATCTACATAATGTTCTGAGTCTATACTATCATCTGCAATCTTTGCATTTGTAACAGCATCTGCTGCGAGCTTTCCTGTAGTAACATTTAAATCTGCTATATGCTCAGTATCAATAGACCCTGCTGCATAATGTTCAGAATTAATTACATCATCACCTATTTTAGCCGCAGTAATTGCGTCAGCTGCTATCTTATTAGTTGTTACATTGTTATCTGTAATCTTAGCAGTAGTAACTGCATCAGCTGCAAGTTTTGCTGTGGTGATATTAGCATCTGTAATCTTAGCAGTTGTAACTGCATTATCTGCTAACTTTGCAGTAGTAATATTAGCGTCAGCAATGTGTGCTGTGTCGATACTACCATCTGTATAGTGTTCAGAGTTAATAGCATCATCTACTATTTTAGCACCTGTAACTGCATCAGCTTGTATCTTAGCTGTAGTTATTGCTGCGTCTTTTATATCAGATGCTAGTACAGTCTGATTCTGTTCTTCTTGTGCAGCATATAATATCTGCGTTATGTTATTATTAAGGTCTCCTGCCTTAACTGCCGATCCAGCTGTAAAAGTTGCTTTTGCGGTGTCTACATCCGTGTCACGAAAAATACGTATAGCGGCAGGACTGGATGGTATATTCCCTGACGTAAATACTACATTACCACCACCTGTTGTAGTGTAGCTAGTAATGTTATAATGATTACCTGATGTTTTGACAACCCCATCAACATCTACTTTAATATCGGCTTCTTTGAAAGAAGGGAATGAGAACGATTTTGTTGCGTTCCCATCACCTGTATAATCTACGAAAGTTGTTGCCATTTATTTGTACATAGTTAGTAAATTAGCGGATTGTGCTTTTTTAAATTTCCGATTTAATTTCTTCTGATCTTGTTCTTTAATTAGGTTATAAATATGTTCTCTATATTTAATATCATTCCAAGCAAGTACTCTAGTCTGTTTAAATAACCTATCAATTACTATATTATGGTAATAATCTCTAGCATTAAATTGTCCTCTATTACCAGATCGTATATCAAATCGCATTAAATTCATGGATTCTATAATCTTTGGATCTTTAGCTAATTTTCCTAACTTACGTTCTAAATTATAGTAGCCTATAGCTTGTTGAAATTCTGATCTAATTCTAGGATTATCTGTTAAGTTAGTCCCATCTGGAGCAAAGAAAGTAGATATTCTTAAATCATAACCACTGTTAAATAAGAAATTTCTACCATCAGTTTCGTTTAAATTGAGTGATATAGGACTTATTGCATTAAATGCTCTAGTCATGAAATCCCAATCTTTAATAGGTTCACCATTAAGCATATCATATTTAATAGGTAATGGATCTACTCCGGGTAAATTCTCACTAGCTAGGTTACGGTTTCTCCAAGACTGGAATACACCAGAATTGATTTCACGCATATACGGAGTAACTAATTTACCAATTTCGTTACGTAGTCCTGCTAATGGTATCACGTTGTTTGTCATACTACCAACAATCCTGTCTATTTGACCCGGACGTCCAGCAACTAAATCTACTAATTGTTGTAATCCAGATAAATAAGATTTACCAGTAATTGATTGAGCTACAACTAATGATATTTTCTGTAGTTCTTTCTCTGTCCATTCTTCACCCATTAATATGCTAGCATCACCTACGTCAGCTATTGTAGAAAGTATAAGACCAAATGGTTCAATAGAATCATAGCCTACACGTACTTCACCTAATTGAATAGTTCTAGGTTTATAACCCCCATCTATCCAACCTTGACGTTGTTGTCTATCAGCAGGACCATTTCCAGCTAATCTTCCGTCCATCCAAGCTTGTGTAGCCATAAATACGACAGCAGAACCTATTGCCAAACGACCTGTTTGTAAAGCCTTGGCGTTGAATAATTCTTCTGTTGTATTAATACCATACTTCTTTAACTTCGGTAAATCTTTTGGACCGGCAAATGCTATCTCGTTAAACTCTTTAACTAAGAAATTAAATCCGGGTGTGTGTTTTGCAGTAAGTTCAAGTCCATTTACACCAGTTCTAGCGAACAGAAAGAAAGGTCTAGTGTAAGGATTAGATGTCATAACATCATTCAATCCTTTAGCGAAACCCGTTAAATCTTGTGTTAGTGTAACTTCTTTCTTTGCAAATAAAGTTGCATCGTCTTTTATATTACCATTAGCATCAAAAACCTCAGTATAGAACTCATCTTGATACTTAGACATAAGTCTAGGTGTAATATTAGGTATCTCAATCCCAGAACCTTCTAGGTCTAGAACTCGACGCATAGCTTTTTCTCTCATCTTAGCTCTACCTAATAAGAATGTGAAGGCATCGTCAGTCGCTGCCATTATCTTAGTAGAATAAGTAAAGAGACTATTGTTATTAACACCACGAATCATGTTTGTCATAGCAAATATAGCACGTTCATCTGCTGAAGCTCTACCGCTATCTTCTGCCCATCGACGTATTAATTCCCAGTTTTCGTCGCCTTTAGTAAATTCAGTATATCTTGTTTTTACTGTTGATAGATCACCACTCCAGTAACCATTTAACTTAGTAAAGAATAAATCAAATGCCTCTGGTATAGCTTCTAACATTCCGTTCATAGCTGAGAGACTTCCTCGAATCGTAGCTGCATCACCAGTAAAAGGATAACGCATTGTAGCACCAATAAAAGTAGATATAGGACGTAAGAATGTCGCACTACCTGTACCTAAAATTGCTCGCATTGGAGTCTTAGGTCCACTTAGCACACTATGGCTTATCATTTCCTGTAAGCTACGTATCAATGCACCAGTACGATCTGCTCCCTCTCCTGCTATTTGTCCACCT